GCATTTAGTTCCAATAAATCACAGGTCGTTTCAGCCACAACCTTTGCAAGCTTAGGTGTTAATTCGACTACACCTGTAATGCTGTCCTCAGTTTCTTCAGTAGTCTTGATGAACTTCTTATATGCTTCGGCCATTTTTTCAACATTTTGACCACTATCAATCAACGTATACTGCGTGCCCGTCCCAATTTTCTTGCCATCAAATTTAACTGATTTTGCCATTATTTATATGCCCCTTTGTGTATTGTTTATTATCATTTATTGTGAACCCGTGCTTAGAATGCGCTTCTCAGCATGTTTAAAAGCCGCCCCTAGCGGTATTGTGGATTTATTTTAGGCGACCATAATTATCATTTATTACTGGTTGGCGCAGATGAGTCACTATCAGTTTTACTAGTCTGTGAGCCTGTGTCAGTTGTAACTTTATTGACCACTGGTGCCGTTACTCGCGTTTTTATAAAACGTTTGTCCAGGAAATACAGCGTCAAACATCGCTTGCTTATCAAATTTAGGATCTGACTCAGCATATACCTTGTACGGTTGGCCGCTGAATTTATCATAGTTCAAGGCGGTAAACGTCAAATTATCATCGTCACGAGTTTCAGCTGTATCCGTGTTCGTTTGAATGTTCTGGCCAGCTTCGTTAAAAATCCCACGACCAAAGCAGAAATAAACAGCAGTACGTGTCACTGGTGAACGTGACTCAATAATAAGGCCAGCTTCAACGGGTGTGTCAGAATCAATGTAACCACCTTTACCATCTGATACCCGGCCTAATAGTTTTTGCTTGACAATGAAATTAATTTCATTTGCGTCGATTGCCACTGACGGTGCCGAAGGTGGATTAGAAACGTCCACAACTTCATTGTTGCCAGTAATCTTAGATACCGTCCCAGATAGCCCAGTAATGTTAGCAGTCTTAGTACCCAAGTTACCGTTTGCTTTGCTAGTATCAATGGGGTATACCCCAGCGGCTGACAACCCCTTATCTGCATCAATAACCGTTGACCCGTCATCGGCTTTAATACCGGTGTATAACATGTTTAAACCTAATGTTGCCATTTAAATGGCCTCCTTTATATAATTAAATTTCAAAGTGTTCGTGATACTTTCTGAATCTGGTGTTAATGTCTGGCCAGCATCGCTATAACAACGAATATCATTGGTCAATAGCACTTGTTTTAACCCGGATTCGATGGCATCCATATCGCCCAAGTAATCTTTAGGATAATAGAGCTGTATCTGGACTTGCTTCGTTGATTGGAATGGAATCCCATTGCCATAATCTTGACTGCGCTCAGGTAACCCACTGATTACTACAATAGGCCCGTCAGTTGAAGTATCGTTAGTTGGAATAAAAAAGCTATGGATATGTTCCACAGCTAGTTCTGGTATTTCATTAATATTTGCAACAATTATGCCTTTAATAAAAGCTACCGGTGTCACTTGCCCACCTTCTTGTCCATAGCAGTCTTTAATTGTTCAACAACTGCCTTGCCAACTTGGCCTTTTGCTTCACGCTGAGTAGTCTCCCAAAAGTGTTTCCCGGAAACATGGCCATGTTTGGAACCATTACGGTCAACGATGTCCCAGCCATCATTTTGAAAACGTGCAATGTACCCTTTTTCACCTTTGGCTGTAAAACCAACGTTAACCGAGCCATTAGGATGATCTACAGCAATTAATGAATCACGTAGATGTGCTTTTTCAGCATGACCATGTACCTTGCGTAGTTTTCCCAAAGGAATCTTAGGCTTCATAATTTTAATGAACTGATCCGCTCCAGCTGCATTAGCTTTAAGCTTCTCTTCACGTCCAAAGCCTTCCGCCATAGTATCTAAAATATGTTCAAATGAGTCTGCATGTTTAATCTCATTCTCCACGCCCAATCACCACCTTATGACAAGTTATGAGGTCAAAACCATCTGGTGGCAAACCATCATCGTAGGCCACATCATCAATCTGGTAAACATCCTGATGATTGCGTCGTAATTGCATGCCGGTAGCTATTTTTCGATTATGGCGCACAAAGTAAACGGCATTCTGTTGCGAGGTATCACCATTTAACGCTAACCTTTGCTGAAACGACAATGACCATTCGCCGGCGTACAAACTGAATTGAGGGACAAAATCAGTAATAGGATTACCCGTATTAGGGTTAACTTTTCCAGTAGCTGCCTGAGTTCCAAACTCCAATCTAAAATTCATTCGTGCAGGATTAATTGCTTTTGTCATTTGTCCCCGCCTCATATTGCTTTTGACTGTACAACCCTCTGAGTTGACCAATGATTGAGTCCACGACCAGATCAACTGGATTAACAGCGATGGCTGTAATCGATGTTCGATAAGTCCAATATGAACCAGCTAAGGCATATACAGCCGTTTCAAACAAGTCCTTCACGCCTTCCATTTCATAGAACCCTAGAACACTATTGTCGTCCCCGATGGCTTGTTTAATGTAGCTAGTAGCTGCAGACAAATAGCCCTTTAGCAGCTCGTCGTCATCATCACCATCAATTCGCAAAGATGATTTTAATGTTTCTAAATCGGCTGCCACTTAAATCACATCCTTACTTAGCCGCCCAGATTGTCACTGTACTGTGTATTTATTGGCGACATAGTTGGCTAATTACTTCCCGTCAGTCGTTGTAGCAGCACTCGCCGCAAAGCTAGCTGTTTGATCAGCAATTTTACTGAACGAACCTGCAACAAAGGCTTCCGTATCAGTAGCTTCAACATCAAAACGATCAATCACACGAATCTTAGTTTGATCCTTTTCAAAGGCGCCAGCTCCGATATTAGTCGTTAACAATGACGCATTTTCTCGGTCAAATAAAGTAACCGCTTGTGATAAGTCACCATAATACAATGGATAAACCGGTGCCGCTGCTGTCCCAGCATTGGGTAACCACTTGTCAGCAATCATAACCACTCGCTTGCCGCGGACAATCATGCGGTCTGGCTGGGTTGGATCGGGTTGCAATAAGTAATTTCCCATTGCGTCCTTGACCTTGCATAACTCATTGCACCCTGAAGTGTTCGTTAGTAAGAACGATGTTGCCTTAATTGCTGGGTCAACAGCCGTGTTGATCATATCGATGATGTCGTCAAACTTAGCTAAGGTTGGCTTCTTTGGTGCATTGTTCATGGCTTCGATGATCTTGGCGTTGCGGGTAACGACAACCTTCTTGGCAATCCATTGTGATAACCAAGCCAAAATGTTGTCAGCGGTATCCTTTAGTAACGAATTAGTAGCCGTGGTAATACCAGAATACCGATGAATTGTGTACTTGATAATGGACAACCGTGGGTCATCGTTGTCGCCAATAGTGGCTGTTTCATCATCTAAATCAGCTAAAGGAGTGACATCAGTCCATTTTTCGTAAACTCGTGACCCAGTTTGAGTTGTAACAGCTTCCCGATTAACATACTGCTGTAATGAATCGTATTGGCGAACCAGCGTATTAATTGCCGTTTGAATATCTTGAGGAAGGGTCAAACCAATTGCGTTGCCAGCTTCGTCGGTAGAAGAAGTTACCAAGTTCATAACTTTCGGATCACCTTTAATCATGCCTTGGAAGTTCTTAATGAACTTAGCTTTGATGTCTTCTTCGTCATCATCAAGTCTGGTCTTGTCCTTATCATCCATATTGGCAATTTCTTGAGCCTTGCGTTCTTCTTCCAATTGTTCATGTAAAGCGTCACGCCGGGCAACCGCATTGTCGCGATCTTGTTTCATTGCTTTAAATTTTTCTTGATCAAAGCTGTCATCAAGGACAGCAGCGTTTAACTTGTCGTTCAAGTCTGATACCTTTTGCCCTTGGGCAATCCAAGCATCATTCATTGTGTTAATATTAGCCATTAGTTGGCCTCCTTTTGATTTTTGCCAAATAAAATAGCCAATTTGCTGTTTCGCAATTCAGCAGATTGACTATTAGTAGTATTTTTTTGTTCAGCAGGCTTAGGCTTAGCCTTGTCTGCTTTGTAAATTAAGTTAAGCAGTTTATTAACTGCTGACTTAGGTGGAATATGTGAAATAGCGTTCACCGGTTGCAATTGCTTGTCATCGGCAAACATAATTTCGTCAGCGAAGCCTTTATCAACGGCATCGCTAGCGGTCAACCATGTTTCATTTGCCATTAGCTGTAGCAAGTCAGCTTGATCCATGCCAGTTTTAGCTTCATAGGCACTCGCAATCGATTGATCAATGCCGTTTAAAATGCTAGCTTCATGTTCGAGATCGTCAGCATTACCAGCTGGTTGTGACCAAGCCTTATGAATCATAATCTGAGCAGTTGGTGAAATGTTGATATGATCGCCAGCCATAGCAACCACGCTTGCTGCACTAGCGGCTAAGCCTTGAATATTAACTGTTACATTGCCAGCATAATTCTTTAGCATAGTGTAAATCTCACTAGCCGCAAAAACGTCGCCACCATTGGAAGCAATGTCAACTTCGAGTGCTTCATCATCACTGTCATCATCGTCAGTATTGCCACTGTCGTCGTTTAAAATGTCAGCAACACCCGAAGGTGATACTGCTGGCATTCCAAAGAACTGATAAAAACCGGCTGTTTGATCATCAACAATATCGCCTTTAATCATCACTTTCTTTGTCATCATTATCACCTCCTTTTCCTGATTGAATCACAACTTGTTGTGTTGTTGACTTTTCAGCTGCAGGCATTTCATCTGGGAAATAGCCTGTTTGTTGCAAAACCCAAGTTGCTTGATTATTAGCAATCGTGCCATCTTTAGCTAGCCCTGATAGGGTGGCTGCGAATGAGTCTCCCAATGGGTCTACAGCAGTCCGTATATTGGCCGTAATCTTAGCATTAAGCTTATTATCCAGTTCAGCTAAAATCGCCTGTAAATAGCGATTAAGGGCATTGGTGTACATGCCTTTAATTTGGTCAATATTACTTTGCTGGTCACCTTGGCCATTTAAATAGCTATCAGGAATGCCGAAAACTTTAGCAATTTGCTTACTCGTCCAATCTGTTTGGCTTAACAGCTTAGTAACATCGGCTTTCATTTCTAGTGGCTTGTAATCTTCAAGTTGATCAATAACTACCGGGCCGCCGTTTGACTTGTTCACCTGTTTCATGAAGTTACGTGAACGACTGGCCTTCATCTTCTCACTTAGCAGCCCACCGTGCTGAATAGATAGGACGCCAGGAGCGCTAATTGAACGTGCTAGTGCAGCTAACGTTAAACTGTTAGATGAATTCTTAACTTGTAACTCATTCGACAATGCTTTTAAAGGACTGTTACCCGTCATGCCACCATCAGTACTGGCCCATCGGATATGAATCATGTCAGACTGTGGTACATATTGCAAAATACCCAAGTTAGGCTCATCAAAAGTAACCGTATATGTTAAGCCACTGCCATCATCTAATAAGTAAGTTTGCACTTGGCTTGGCCGCAAATATTCCCAGCGCAAATCTAAACCGTTAGGATTACGCCAACGATATGCAAAACATTCACCACCCAATAACAATTGTGAATACATAGACTGCCAAAACGTGTGCCCATTAGCTGTCGTGCTAGGATTATTTAGAATTCCTTGCGCTCGTGGCATATTAGCCATTAATTGTACCGTGGCCAAGTCTCCAGATATTTGATTAACCGCTGAATAAATATCTGAATTTTCCAAAGCATCTTTGGCACTAACATATTCGTGACTACCAGTTGGTGACAAAAAATTAACGATATTATCGTCTTCTACTGGCACGCTTTGAATACTAACTGAATTATTTATTGCCGTTGGTGGTTCAAAAAAAGGCATTGTTAATCACCTCCTTTTTGGCCAGCTGTTACGACTTCCGAAAGCCAGCCAACTAAAAACAAAGCTACAGCAATTGCTAGAACGCCCTGTGCCTGCCCAAATAAAAAGGCTGCATATACCCCGGCAATCATACCTAGAATGAAACACAGTACATCAAAATAATGCCAGATAGTTGCAAAAAATTGTTTAAAAATCATCAATATCATCTCCTAGCAATCCTGACTCCGGGTTATTAAACCATTCAAGAACTTGTTTTTCGTTCATACGCTCGACCTGTTTATCAGGATTGTTCACGTCTGAAAAGTCTTCAAAGTGATACATAGCCTGAAATAAGGCATCAATTAACGCATCTACCACATCAATCTTCAATGTGGCCTTAGCTTTATCGACTTGAATACCAATTTTGTCTTCATAAATTTCAGCATTTAGTAATGCCTTTTCCATAATTCGATCATCCAAGCGGTCTACCGAGCCTTCAACAAACATCGTCTGCAAAAACTTAGTTGGATCCTTCAATTCACTAGTTCGCTGCCGAATGGCTTGCAATGGCCAACCGGAATTTAAATCTAGCTGCTTGATTGTAGGCGTTAGCCCCCACGCGTCATAACCAAAGAAAACAACTTCCAGTCTATGCCGCTCAACAAAGTTAAGTAACCACTGATAAACTTGCTCGTCATTGATTAGTCCTTGAGGATGGCTACTAATTGTGCAAAATCCCTTTTGAGCTAAGTTCCGATAATTAATACCGTCTTGCTTTTCTTTAGCTTCAATCGAACCAGCTTTCTGCCAGGGAATAAAGCTATGCTGATAAATAAACCATCGTGGTTTGTCATTATTATCACGATAAGGAAATACAAACGCTAGCGCCGTGTTATCACTAAACATCGAGTAGTCAAAGCCAATATAGACTTGCCGGTCATCAAAACTAAATGATGATATAATAGCTCGCTCAACGTCAGGCAGTTTCAAGAAGCTATCGGCCGATTGTTCTAGCCACAAGTTGAGGTTTTTATTTTGGAAATCGTTGAGTGTGCCCGACAAAGCGTCAGAATCGCGCTTATCTGTCAAGCCGTTCAGCAACACTTCTCGTTGGCTCGGTAAATCTAGTAAGGGATTACTTTTAACCCACATATCGGGCTTATAAGTTTCGTCCAGATTGTCCTGCGACCAAATAAGCCCCAAATATGTATCAGCATCGCGCAAATAATCTTGTTCCATGGCTTGCTGAATCATACGCTCATCATCGTGAAACGGAACAGTGGGATCAGGATATGCCGTTGAAATTTGAATAAATTGCCGATTAGGTACTTTAACTTGCCCTGACACAATCTTAGAAACCTTTTGTCGTGTCTTAATTTCACCAATTTCATCAAATATAGCAGTTGTGAAATGAAAGCTATCGTACTGACCAGCTTCGTGACTGATTGCTCGCAGTTTATTGTTATTACTACTCATCACAACTTGATCCGCTTGTGAAGACAATGTCCGAGTATCTAGCCCACTATCAGCTATCAATGACTTAAATGGCTCAATAGTTGCAATCTTAGCAAGCATTGACTTAATGTAGCCCAGAATCTTGCTCGTTTGTTTGTAATTAATGGATGAAACTAAATAGTCTTGGTTAGATAGTCCCAATGACTCAATTAAATAACTATAGGCAGTAATAATCGCCATAAGATAAGTTTTGCCTTGGCCCCGCGCAACGGAAACAATTGCTCGTGAAAAGCGCTTGCCACCGTCATCATTACGCCAACCAATCAGCATTGCCATAATAAACTCTTGCCATGGCATTAGTTTTGTGGGTTCGCCAGTATCAACATTCGGACAAATTGCCGCAAACTTCAAAACCTGTGAAACTTTCTTAGTTGAATAGTGAAAGGAAAAGTCAACACTTCCCTGGCGCTGTAAATCACGCAAATGCCGTAGTGCAGCTAGCTTAATCAAATAACCGGTAACAACATCGCCATCTAAAACTGAGAAAGCGTATTTGGTACCAGCATCGTTATAACGCGTTTTAATGGATTGCCAATCGATTGATTGGTAAACGCCCAAGACATCGTGTGTTTGTGTTAGATCAACTTTCATAATTACCGCCTATCCTAAAAACTCTTTCATTCGATCAGCGACGCTACGTTTGTCTTTATGATCATCTAAATTCAGCTTTAACAAATCACTACGCGATTTTGGCGACAAGCCTAGTTCAGCGCCTAGTTTAGTCAGATTTTTAACCGCTGAATCGTAAATTTGTGTCATGGGATTACGCTTGTAACCCACGAAGTCTCGACCAATTTTTTTACCGGTCTGATCTTGTAACGTTTTATAGATTGCTTGGACTTCACCGTTTTCCTGGATATGTTTATACGCATTGCGATAAATCTCATATTGGGAAGCATATTGCTCTACAAGCCCGCTATCAATGCGTTTAACCGGGGTACTGTCTTCTAAAAAAGGCACTAATCGACGCCAAACGACCTTAGCTTGCCGGCCCAAGTAAGCTGGTGGTGTAC